TGGCTGTCGAATATCTGGCTGCTCGCACCAGAGTGGCTTCGCTAATTCTTCGCCTGTAGATTTTCTATACAGCTCTAATGGTAAATATCCTATAACACCTTTAATTAAATTAGCGCATCTATTTACTGCAGGTACTTGTGTTGCAAGTGTGCGATCCATAGGACCTGCACCGAATGTGTTATATCCAAAACCAATAATGCTATCGCCCATAACGGCAGGGGCGTATTGCGCTTGAACGGATTCTTTTTTATTATTTATACCCAAAGCAGACAATAGACCCATATAGGTATTATATACCATAAATCGGACTAATGGTGCAAGTTAGACAAATATCTGCGCAGTTTGTTGTGGGCGTGTCAACTGGCTTACAACCATGGCCAGAGATATTGCAGCTGTAACGTCACCAGCTGATTTTCTTCTTATTATGCGCCATCCTGCATCTGAAGTCTTAGCAGCACAGTTATTTAAGTGTTGTACTAGATCTGCCTGCCCACTATGCACCATTCTGTTATTAGCCATAGCATCAGATAAGTCCGAGCATGCCTGGTAAAACGCTTGGCCGCTAACATCTTGCATGCGCCATCCAGTTTGCTCTAATCGTGTCGCTATTGACTGCGTGGCGTACTTGTCAAAACAGATTATATGTGGATGGTATTTTTTAGCCCATTCATTTATATCACTTGCCATCTTTACTTCATCTATTGCAATATCACTATGCCACAGCTGTGCAAGTCCTACGGCTATTTTGTCGTCTTTCATCTGACCCATAATTAACGCGCCTGATCTGCGTGTCGGTGCAATATCAAAGGCCATTATAGTCATAGGTCCGACAGGGATTTCTAATGTACTGTCACTGCATGCCTCTATGCTGCCATACACCCAAGGGCTGACTGTGCTATCTACCCACTGACATAACATTTCTGTACGAGTGGCTTCTATGCTGTTTGTATTAACAGCTTCTTCTAAAGTTTCTTCTGTTACAAAATATCCTAATGCTGGATTTGCCATAGCCCAGGCTTTGCGATCATGTATCTTGCAGTGCTGTGGTGCCGACCATTCGTAGTAACCTAAAGTTGCAGGTGGATATGATAATGATCGTTCTCTCAAATCATTAAGCACTGTGCTAAACCCATCACCAGCATTACTTGTCATTAAGGTCATTGAGTTTGATCTAGCACGTGTTACCGGTAATGCAGCTGTAAATGCTTCTTCTGTCCATTCACGTAATTCGTCTAAGTATAAGAAGTCGGCAGTCTTACCGCGTGGTGCGTCTCTAGTTGCTGCTGCGATCTCATAACGTGCGCCATTAAGTAATGTAATTGATTCTTGACCGTTAGCCAAACGTATCTGTCTTACCTGTGCTTTTAAGAACGGATTATCCTCAATAGTGTATGCAACGTTTCTAAATGTATCTAATGCCATGTTTCGGTTAGAAGACATGCCTAATACGTTTTTACTATTCCAAAGAAAGAGATGTGACAAAATAAGCATTCTAGCTAGGTGAGTCTTGCCGGATTGTCGACTTACAAGAATCAAGCCACTCTTTTTAACCCACATCTGTTCATTATCAATAGTCAATAGATCATCTAGCACCCAACGCTGCCAAGGAATTAAAGGCATGCCTATTTTCTCAGCTAGATCTGCAACTTCTTGTGATTTGGATGGGCCTTTTAATAATGGCGTGTGGATTCTAGGCTCAGTGCTGCCAATTAGCCCGACCCCTCGTGGCGTCTGTTTTACTTCCGCATCATTCTGCATCGAAGTTAAGCGTATCAGGTTTAATAAACGGTGAATCCGGCACTGTTCGGACCGTCTCAGGGAGAGAAGAGTTCAGAAAGACAGGGGGGGTCGCCTTGTGGCTAAAAAAACGACCGCCTTTAGATGAGTTACAACTTTTGCAAAGGACTTGTAAATTGGATTCTGACCACATGTCACCGCCTTGTACCCGAGGAATTATATGATCAATGGTTTCTCCTGGCTTGTGGCAGATAGCGCACTGTCTTCCATCTCTGTCAAGGATGCTAAGTCTTAGCTTCTTCCACTTACCGCTATGTAATGGGCGTTCGCTCAATGCCAGCCTTTCTTGTCTAAATGCTCAGCTGCTAAACATGCATTAGGTTCACCATTTACAATGCCATACCTATGTGCTATGTATTTATAATGTAGATCTATCTGACCCCTTGGTGTTAGCTTTAGTACCATAGTGTTACGCATTTGACCTAGACCATAATGACTACCATTACGTGCTTTATAATCCCATCTAGATTCTCTATGGATTATGTAGTTATAACAATCAAATTGATCGTATGTTTTAAACTTATGATAAGCGTATAGCTTTAAGTTCATTACATGATTATCAGTTGCAACGGAATTAGTCTTTTCAAAGCATAAGATCTCAATGAATACAAGGGTGGCAACTAGCGTGCACCTCGCGAGCGACCCCTTCAGGGGCTCGCGTTTCGGCTTTGATAGCCGATGCGATCTAGAGCGTACCATACGTGTCAAATACATTAGCAAACTCATTAACATAACCGCAGGTCACAAGGCGTGTCGTAGAATGGCACAATGTTGTACTGATCTATCCAGTTATAATCGTAGCCAGCCTCGCTCATGATTTACCGCCCCATCCACCACCTTTGAAGATAAGACCAGGGGCTGAGTAAATACGAGACATCTGCAGATTACATTTAGGGCAATCCATACCGGTTACATCATCATCGTATGATTTCTGTACTGATCCATAAGTGCCGCAATCATTACAACTGTATTCGTAGGTAGGCATTATTTTGCTCCGATCAGGGCACAAGTGTGGCAACCAGTATTTAAGAACTGCCAGCCACCACACTTAGTGCATCTATCTATGCTGCTGTCCGGGATATGCAAGGCCTCAGCAATATTCTTTACGCCAACGCAGCCACAGCTCATACACTGATAAGCCTTAAACCCTTCAGGCGTATCTAATTGCTCCAGCCATAAGAACTCTGTCTTAGCTTTACAGCCATTACATTTGAATTGTGGGTGCATTATGGTAATATCCTTACTGCCGACACTGGCACTGAGTACAAATCAAATAGTTACCACTATGTATTAACCTGTCATCATTACAAGCTATACATAAGTCACTTGAAGGTATGAACTTTACCTGGTCGTTTTCCATTCGCTCCAGGTAAGGTCCACCTCGTAGAATCTCTATATATCCCATTTACTCACCTCCTTTACCTTGCTCAGAATCATCAGGCCAGTACCACGTACCAGCAGCTGTAAGTTTTGCCCACTTAGCATCACACTGATCTGCCTTAGGTGCGATGCATACATAACCTGCATATGGTTTATTTGTAGCCTTGGCTATGCCTTCTTTCTTTACCATATCACCATGCCGGCAAGTAAAACCAACACTAACCACTTCACCAATTTCTGCAACACTTTCGCCAATAGACCAAGCAACAGGAATAGGCTCGTTGCTATTATCTTTAGGTTGTGTGTCCACAATATGTAACGCCATTTCCATCGCAGCTGATTTACTTCCTGGTCTGCCATATTTAGGTGTAAATTGTTCAACTTTGCTCATCTCTTCTCTGGATGCACGTTTGCCCTTAGCTGCATAACCCGCGTTTGCAAGCGCACGGCCGATCGCTGAAGTCTCGCAGTTTTCCAGTGCAGACGTTGAATTAACACCGCGATCAGAAATGCTCTCACTAGCGAGCCCAGTCGCACACGGCTTTGCATCGGCTTCCGTTTTATATAGTTCAGCACTAACAATGTATCTAGTGTCTGAGGCCTGCTCAATTTTTGTTGCCACTCTTCCATCTGGATAATCCTTCCACCATTTATCTAGTCGGCTCTCGACTGTTTCATAATCAGCTAAATTAAACATTAGTCAACCCCCCATGTGAATTGCGTGTCCATCTCTGCATCAAGGACTGATTTGTATATCGAAAGGTAAGCAAGTCCGTCTTTAAGACTGTCCTCGTGATTTGGTGATTCACTAAGCCGAGACACCTTGACGAGTGCCATGCATAATGCGACTTGACTAGCCGTAACCGGATGGTTGAGGTATGCCGACCAGAGTTCACTGATCCGCTTATGGTTGTAGTAAGGGTGACCGTAGACCGCTCCGCGCTCGTGGATCGTACTGACAACATCAGCTAGTAATTTCTCAGTTGTTGTCGGCATTAGTTTTATTATCAATCATTCTGCGGTGCATGTCCCAGCCATCTTTACGGCCGCGCCAGTAATGAGTTTGCTTTGCGTTTTCATACATACCATACGCCACTGTTATTGCAACCATACTTGCAACCCATAACAGGCCAGCTTCTTTTAGATCCATGTAGCCCTAACTGTCCGCAAACTTTGCGGTACAAGCATAGTGTTGCACCTGTGTACGACTTTGTGGATTATTTAGGGCGTAGTTTGTATAACGATTAGGTAACGATGTTACCCGTAATAGCTGCCCAGTGCTGTAAATGAGCCATCCTTATTGATCGGCACTAACGTGGGTGTTAGCGTCTTTCCAACGGCTTCTAGTATAGCAATACCCATCTGCCAATTCGCGCTTCCATAGCGTAAATAAGAGGCTTTTTTTCTATCCATTAGATTACCTACCTCTACCCCATATAAGGCTCTGTAATGGCCTCCTACGCCCTCTGCATAGGCACTCATGCCTAGTCTATGGGTGTGGCCACATAATACTGATTTACCCCATTTTTTAGCCAAGTTAAGGGCAGTTATACCAGCGTGCTGAGACATGTTGCCCTCGTCTCCATGGGCTAGCATCCAGCCTGGTTCAAACTCATAAGCTTCTTTGTGGTAGGTCATGCCCATCTCGGCAAACCCCATAAACTTTGGGTACTGCAACTCTGGCAAGCTGATTAAGCCAGGTACTTTTAATAAAGTGTTGTAAAGCCTATCGGTGTGATTACTGCGAATGATGTGACACTCTTTGCTGTATTCACTTAGATCCCAAAGAATCTCTTTAGTGAGTTCGCGATCATCGTGAATGGTTTGCTTATAAGCCAAAGGTGTGCCCTCGGCCCACTTGCTAATTGTATTGAAATCAATTTCATCCCCGACCACCAGTACAGAATCAAACTTCTCCCTACGTGCTAACTTAATTACGTTCTTTACAGCTGCTTCATGATGAAATGGGATTTGTAGATCACTTATTACTAAGTATCGCTTAATCGTCATCCTCTTCTGGGGTTGGTATGGATGGGATAATGCCGTCTTCGCCTACTACCCAATCGGGCATAGAAGATGGACTATCCATTAAATAGAGTGCAACAGATTCAGAGAATCCGGCTTTACGTGCAGCTCTAAACATCTCATGTTTGGCAATATAAAACACTTCTAGCTTAGATAAAGGATCGGGTGATTTACGGACCACGCGCCTATTGATTTTCTTTCGCTTACGTGTATTAGCCATGTGATTATTGTCGCTTATTCATTATTAAAAACAGATCATCAACACGCTGCTCTAATCGTGAACTTCTTTCGTCTATTCGGTTAATTGCATCTTTAATCGATGTGCCAGAATTAGGGCGCAACTCATTAAGCCAGCCTTTAACTATAAAACGTAATCCGACTAGCACGCTTGACAGCACAGCGATAACGCCAGCTCCAAAGCCAGCCCATTCTCCCGGTGTCATGCTTCATCTGCACCGATGCCATAAACAGGATCTGATGCATCTAAAGCCCTAGCTGCTGGACCGGCTAAAGCTGCAACAATCACAGAGATAGCAGGATCTAAACCTAATTCATTACTAGCTAAGAATGTTAAGAAGGATACTAATACCCCACGTGCGTAAGATTTTAGTATTGCTTTTTGCTTCTTACTGATTTTCATATCTTGCCTCCTAGTAGTGGTATATCAAACGGCCTGCCATCCTTATCACCAGATGGATTAAAACTAACGTGTATGTGCTTTGTGTGTTTGTTAAACCCTGAATACTTACGCCACTTAAAATTGAGAATCCTGCTAGCGATCATGCCATTATGTATTACGTAAGATATGCGCTTATCGGTTTTCGCACAGATTCTGATCTGGTCAGCCAGATAAACCGAGAGCCCTTCGGATGTATCCAGCCTAGAATCAATATCAATGGCTCGCACGCATCCGGTGCTGTCTGGATTATGATCTGATTTGCGGGCAGAGTGACGAGCATCACCAACCCACCCATCACTGGTAGTGCGGCGATCTGGATACCAGGTAGTAACGGCATCTCTTAAAGTATCAGCTGCTTCACTAAGCCATGGCTTTGATGTCATGATCTGCATTCTCACATTCCCATTTAGCGGAATTAGCATTTAATATTGCCTCTGCATGGCATTTAGGCGGCATAAAAATATCCTCTAATGGAAGATAGGTATAACCAATAGCTGCGTAGTGACCTCTAATTTTGTTATTGTATGAAGTGCGTTTACATGTTTGGCCTCTAAAATTGCCATACCAAGTTTCAGGATGTAATCCTTCTATTAAATTAGTTTCATCTATACCGACTATAACCTCGGTAACAATGTTATTGCTATCTAAAAATGCGTAATGTGCCATTATGCCCAACTCACATTTCCAGTACCTGCTGTAATAGTAGATACTTTATAAGATCCATCTGTAGCTGTGCTTCCAGTTAATCCAGCACCAATAGTTATTGTAAATGTACCTAAATATCTTAGAATGACAATGCCTGAACCACCAGTGCCACCGCCGCCTTGGGTACCGCCGCCGCCGTTGCCAGCTCCGCCACCGCCACCGCCACTATTTGCAGTTCCGTTTCCGCCTGTAGATCCACCAACTCCGCCACCGCCACCGCCAGTACCGCCTGAAGTAGCAGTTCCATTAAATGAACCACCACCGCCACCGCCACCGTAAGTAACTGAAGATCCAGTTATAGATGTTGCAACTCCATTACCACCGTTGCCACCTGTGCCACCTGAACCTGCGCCGCCAACCGCGCCAGCACCACCGCCAGCACCACCGCCATAAGTGCCACCACTACTAGACGCACCACCTGCATAACCTTGGTTTGCAGTACCACTTGCACCAGCTGTTAGATTTCCATCTGCGGCAGAGCTACCACCACCAGAACCACCTGTGGCACCAGAAGTACCACTACTGCCAGATTTTCCACCGCCACCGCCACCAGTGCTTGTTATTGTTGAAAATACAGAGTTAGAACCATTACTACCTATCGCCGGAGTGCCAGCAGAGGCACCTGCGCCACCTGCGCCTACAGTAACTGTGTAGTTAGTTGAAAGATCAAAAATTAATGGCGATTCTAAACTACCACCACCACCAGTTGCAGTTATTGTGCAACGCAAACCACCTGCGCCACCACCACCTGTACCACCATTAAAGCTAGATTGGTTGCTACCACCGCCACCACCACCAGCAACTACTAGATAATCTACAGATTTAGCAGGTGATACCACACTGAATAAACCGCCAACTATGTTTCCAATCATTAAGCAATACCACCGACTACATACCAAGTGTTAGCAGCTGTTTTAATGCAGACTGCTGTTTTATATTGAGCTAAAGTTGGCGATGCTGCTGTTCCGCCACTGCTTAATACTGTAGTCGTACCTGGTGTAACTGCGCTAATTGTGCAAGTGCCTGCGCCAATATTTAATACTGTTAATGCAGTGCCTATTGGGAATGCCACAGACGCATCTGTAGGTATCTTAAATGCAATAGCAGTTGCTTTATTCATGATTTCTAATACTTGATATTGATCTGCTAATACAGCTGTGTAGTCGCTTGTGTTTGCAGCACCTACTGTAAAGGTTATTAAACCGTTAAAAGTTGCAGCTGTTAAAACATCGCCAGTTACGGCTGGTAATCCTGTGGCCATTATATCTCCTTAATAAGATAGTACGTTCTGTCCTAAGACACCGTAATCTACGTTGCCTATTATAAACCCATCTATGACAGGTTCTAGTGTTGTAAAGGTAGTTTTCCAACTATTTGGCGTGATGTTCATACCCACACCAAAAATTTGTAAAGTCTTGTCCAGCGTAGATCCACCAGGCTGAGTAGTGATTACTGTGATCGGATCAAAGAAGTCTAGGTCTAAGGCTGCAATAATGCCGGCATTGTAGTTATCTGTGTATAGATCAAGTTCTACGGCATCGCATCGAATGGAAGTCTCAGCTCTAGAAGCGGTGTAAGCCTGGGCATAATCTAGGGCTACAGCATCAGTCTGCATTAATAGGTTATCAAGAAAATATGAATGTAAGAAGTATTTATCTATTGAAGCCTGATTACTTGCTACCTGAGCAGTGCCACCTGATCTAGTTACTGTTGATTTATTAAATATAAGAGTGTCATCTAACTTCCATACAGCGTTGGCATATTGAATACCTGTGCCATTATCGGCAAACAGTGTGGGTGTAGCAGCAATAGATGAGACGGTCACCGATCTATCTTGGAAAACAAAACTGCCACTAGCATCAACGTAAACAGCACCATACTCACTGTTTGCTACAGTTTGTAATGCTGCTAAAGAAGTTCGATTAGTACCTGGATCTGCCTGGAGTGTAGTTAAACCGGGATCAACATCACGCATACTGGCAGGCCATGAGATTTGATCTAAGATCTGATTAACTCTAGTGCCTGATAAATCGCCAGCAGTTGCACCAGTAACAGTAGAGATCTGGGCATTCTGGGCTAACCTCTGGGCATCTACAGCTGTGATGGTTGTATAGGCAACCTCTGTTGCATCTTTAGGCTGACTGTTTACATAAGAAGTAATAAACCCAGAAAATATTGGGTATGTTACTCCTGAGTAGGTTGCACTGATCTGCACCTTCTTCATTGGTGTTAGCAACTCAAAGTATGGGCCAGTAGGATTCTCTGGGTTAAAATCACCATTTTGATCTACTATACGTAGTGTTAGATTGCCAGTTTGAAACTCATCTGATAAAGCATTACGGCCTCGTCTAGTCTGTACTAGGTTTACTTGATCTGATACGTCAACAATTACAGCTGCTGAATCTGCAAATACATTTGTCCCATATATGGCTGATCCAATTATTGCAGCCTCAGCAAAACTAGGTCCTGTAGAAAAGTTAATTGTTGCATTAATTATAGGTAAGGTCACCCTAGTCCGCCATTAACAGTCTGAGTTAATCCATTTTTTTGATTGATTAAGAATGAATTATAAATTAACTGGCCAAACTCTCCAGCATTAGGGGCTAACTCTAAGGTTACATTTACTGGTGTCGAATTGATTGGTCCAGTATTGCCGCCAGCCTGTCCAAAGGGAGTGCCTACAAATGGTGTAGATGGCACATTAGTAGAAGGAAAAAGACCAGTTTGACCTGGTGCTATGTTGCGTACTGGGTCATAGATTGCTAAGCGAGCAATAGTAGCTCTAAAAGCTGCTTCTAAACCTACAGTAGCCTCAGCCAATTTCTTTGCAGCTTCTGCTGCATTCATCTCAGCTAAATACTTCTTAGCCAAGGCTTCGTTATTATCTAATATGGCTAATTGTGATTTGATACGTAACTTAGTTTCTTCATCTGTAGCAGAGTTAAGGGCAGCAGTTAAACCAATACGTTCTAGATCAAACTTGTCTTTAAGTTTATCTACCTCTGATTTTGCCTTCATTTTATTAAGTTCTTCTTGAGCTAACTTATTTCGTTCTTTTAGTATCTTGTTGGCTCGTTCAATATCCTTAGTAGCACTTGGGCCTAGTTCATAAGTAAAGTTAGATTTTGGTTTATTTCTTTCAGTAGCACCATACTTTGCTAAACCACCAAACAAAGGACCAGCTGCTAAAAACATTAAAATATCAGTATCAACTTTATCTAAGCCTGTTATTTTATCAAGTTTTTTTATTAGCAAAGCCATGCCATAAGTAGCATCCGCTATGGATGTTGCAAATGTGTCCATATCATCAATAGCACCTTGTATTGAATCATCTTTAGATAACACAGATAAAGCATCGAGTAAACCTTTTCCAATAGTTTCTTTAGCGTTTTCTGCTCCAGCCGCAAGCAAATCCATTTTACCTGCATAAGTATCTAATCTAGCTGCTGCTTGACCGGAAAACTTTTGATTGAGTTCGGCCATAATCAATTCCATATTGCCAGTTTTTAGTGTGGCTTTACTTAATCCAGTACCTAGTCTGCCTAACGCTGTAGTCTGTCCAGCGTATGCTTTGGCTAGAATAGTGCTAATTGATTCAACAGATCCATAACCAGCCGCACTTAGATTTAATGCAGTAGTTAATGCTTCTTGGCTCTGAGTAATTGATCCAGTAACTGTTAATAATCTTTGTAGTGCTGGTCTTAATTCATCATCTAATACGCCAGTAGTTTTTTGTAGGTTTGCTATGTAGTATTCAACAGATGGCGCAGCAAATGCATAGCCAGTATTTTTAAGCTGTAACTCTAATGACTTAGCGGCCTTCTCATCAGCCATAAACGCATTAACTGCATTCTTGCTAAATTGCAATAATTTCTGAGCCCCGAATACTCCAAGGAAAGTTTTACCTAATGTTTTGACTGTTTTGTCAAATGCACTAATTTCCTTCTGGCCTTTTTTAAGCCCTTTGTTATCAAAGGTGCTGACTGCACTAACAATTAAATTGGCCATTACGCTGCCTTATTTATCTGAGTTTTATTGTTAAAGTCAGTAGCTACAGTGTTAATTGCTTTGACTACCTGTGGAATAACTTTGTTTTTAGTCTCATCCCAAGCACGGTAAATTACACGGCCTCTTTGCTTGCCATAACCTCTCATGCTACTGAGCATCTCAGATGCAGCATTAAATTGCTCAGGTGCATTAGGGTTTAATGATCCCTTGCCCCTTGGCTGGTTTTTACGACCTGCTGTTTCAAAGATTGCGCCTGGTGCTGAATTGTTGTAAACATAAAATGCAGCTCTATATCCTGACTGATTGCGTTTATTTTGCCCTGCTGAATATGCAACCTTTTCTTTGGCTAAAGCATAATCATAGGCTGGAAATGCTCTGTAGTTAATTGTCTCAGCTGATGCAGTGCCTTTTCCCCAGCCAGTTAATACTTCATTTTGGGTAGGTAAATATCCACGTGCTTTATCTCTGACAGTAAGCATTACAGTTTTAATGTCTTTACTCATTTGTTTATTAAGAGCTGGCTCTACATCACGCATAGCCTTCTGGAGTTGTTTAACGCCTGTTACGTTTACTGGCATTTTTGATCTCCTTAGCTCGATCCGATAATACTTGGACTATTGCCCTAAGCATCTCAGAATCCATATCTATAAAAGCCTGTGGCGCAATTCCTGTCTCTACCGAAAGACTGGCTATCGTGTAGGTTATTGAATCACGCTGTGTTATTTTTTTTCGTCATCCATTACTTCTACGGTATCTAGAGAATCAATAAACTCTAGGCCGAAGACTGGCACGACCACATTAGCCCTACGTAAACATTCGTGAGCAAGGAAATAGATCTCCGTTTGCCGTTCGTGATCACGTAGGACCTTTGAGATTCCTGCGCCATACTTTAACTCGAAAGCGTACTCGACACCCGGAGTAATCTTGTGTTCAGATACTTCTCCGTTAGCCCTTGTTATCTTTAGCTTTGCCATTAGTTCTCCTTATGCTACTGTTACAGCAATTACGCTATTGCAAGTAAATGTGATGCTTTGGTTTGAAATATCGCCAACAGCACCGTTAATGTTTTGTAGATTATTCACTAAAACAGTAGTGCTGTAAAGTGGGTTAGCAGCAGTTGTTGCACCACTTGCTTGCTTAATTGTCAAAGGTACAGTTGTACCGTAGGCAGCACGCAAAGTAGGAATTACAGTAGTTGCTGCATTGTCGTTAAGGAAGTCTAGAGTAATTGTTGATGCCTCTAGTCCCTTAGCAAACTTATGAGCGGTGTCGCCCATAGCGGTTACTTCTAGCTCATCAAATGATTGGTTGATGGTAACAGATGTAACATACGCTGAAAGATCAACGCTGTTAAATGTTACTACAGCTGTATTGTTTAAGAAAATTGCCATTATTACTCCTTGTCTTTCTCTTTAGTAGTTGCAGGTTTTGGTGCTTCTTCGATCTGACCTATCTTTTTTAAGAAGGCTAAATCTTCAGGTGTTAGGCTCATTTTAACTCCAGCTCGTTAGTATTGATACTGTTATTTCTGATGTTAATAAATCTCCACTAGCTGCGTTAGTAATAGCTGGAGCGGAGACACTTGATATGTTATAAACTAGGTTCGATGCCGCTAGTTTAGTTACGACTGCCACAATAAAGTTTTCAATGCCTAGCAAGTTGCCTTGGTTATCAAATGCAGGCGTGGTTATTAGAATCTTAAAATTGGCCATTGGCGCAATACTTGTCTGGCTGTTATTGCTTGGCACGATGTAATCTGATGCTGGGGTAATAACTACACTATTAGCCAATAAAGTTGCGGGCGGAAAACTAAAGGTAGACCAAACTCCAGCGTTTGCTAAAGCCGTTGCTAGCGTGCCACGTAGAGTGCTTATTGCGGCCATTAGCCGACCAGTGAATTAGGATTTGAATACGGCTGGATGAGACCACGCACCCTATTTATCAGTTGGTATCCCATTCTGTAGGGACTAGCACTGATCCCATCCATACCTACCCCACCAGTCTGGCTCACTTGACGTGCTTGCCAGATGTCAACAGCCACGATCATCGCGGCCTCTCTGATGGCAGGGGTCGCAGTGTAAGCCTGTGATTTGGTATCTGGGCCAGTGGCCTTACCGTATGGTTTAATTAAATGATATGGGTCGTTTGCAGCTGTCTTTGCGTATTGAACAAAACTATAACCGTTAGGGTATGAACTTAATGCGTATGTACTCCAAAACATTGTGCCGATAGATGCTGGCACTGTAGTACCTGGGAATGATCCTGTAATTGTGTATGTGCCATTATATGTAGCACCGGAAGCGGTTACTGTTATTGATTGACCTGTAACAAATATGCCAGGGCTTGCTAATACTAAAGTCGCAACGTTGTTATTGATAGATGAGCCTATTACTGGCACGTCATTTTGCCATAGATATTGATTAATTAAATCTTCTGCTGATTGACAGCACTCTTCTACAGTTGCATCACTGTATAAACTGCCAATACCTAAGTTGCTGCGCAACTCGGCTGTTGTAACCATTGTGGCTGGCATGCTGTCCTTTCTTAAAAAGCTCCCTAGGGCTAGGGCTACTAAACCCTAGGGATTATTAAATTGCTAAGTTATTAGCTTAGGTTGAAGCGGCGTACGCCACCAGCGACTAATACACCAACGGCCATGTAGCCATATAGTGCTGTCTCGATCTCGCCTGTTGCTGGCTGATTTACAGATAGTCGTAGGATTGGTGATTCGTAAATTGATACTGAAGATGGTACAACAATAAATGCAGACTCATCGATAGTAGTTGACACTGCGTTTGGATCTACGTATAGATCTAGACCTAATACGTTACCGCGTAGTGATGTTGGTTGAGACGCTCCTGCGTTGTTCATTGGATTAGCAGCGTTGTAAATTGGGCGACCAGTTGTATCAGTTGCGCCTAATAGTAGTGACCACTGTGATGTACCAGCGATGTACTTAGTTGCCAACTCACCTGTTGCAAGATATGCAGCTGGTGCTTGTGTTGAAACGTAGGAGATAATTCCTGCTGAATCTGCTGCTACTCCTGTAGCTTGTGTGCCGCCTGATGTTAGTGCTGCAATAACTGCTGCATCGGTTGCTTTATTATAAGCACGTGTCATGTTATCGATCATGGCTGCAAAGAACTCTGGTGAGCTGCGCTCTAAGATTTCTAAGCTGTAGCGTTGTAGTCCAGCATACTTCTTAACAGTTAGGTTTACGTATGAAGATACGATACCTGTCTCAGATGGTCCTCCTGCTTCTGCAGTCTCTGCAACTGTTCCAGATGTAGTAATCTTTGGAACTGAAATTGTCATTCCAGCGGCAGGCAAGGCCCGTGAGCCGATCGCATCCACTGCAGGCCTTGATCCAATAAGTGTGTCTACTACTGTAGGTACGAATTGTGTTGGAGAAAATGCTGGGTTAGTTGTAAATGAATCATCTGCAGCAGTTAGGTACTTTGCTACGTCTGCCTCTGCTTTCATTACCCATGTTGCTGATTCGTGGTTACCTAATTTTGCTTTGATGCTGTGTTCTAGCATGTGTGCTTGTGTCTTAATTGGTGAGCGAGGCTCTGTGTAGAAGGATGCACTAATTGTTGGGCGTGCGGCCTCTACTGGAGCAACCTCTACCACTGGTACTGCTGTTGGCTCGGTGGTGTTGTCCACTTGTGCCTCACTTTCCGTAGTTGGTTGATTTGTTGCATCCGCTTCGCCTTCGCTAGCGGCAACTTTAGTTACTTGTGCTTCTGTGAATGCTGGTGATTCAACCAGGCTTACTTCTTTAAGCATAGCTTTGGTTACATAAATATAATCTTTTTTCTGTGATGATTTGATTACATCTACGCCTACAGATAGGCCATCTATTAACTGCTCTGATGCAAGCATTAACGCATCTGATCCTTGCATGCTTGCGCTGATCTTAAAACTAGCATAGATACCATCTTCTGCCTCATTAAACTTCTGCATGCGACCAATAGGTCTGTCATTTTGATGTTGCATTAACATCTTAATTTTGCCGGGATCGCCTACATCTATTGATCCTTTAGCAAACACCACTTTGCCGACACTGGTGTTACCAGGTACTTCAAAGGGCACAATTTTGCCAGCGATAACTCTGCGCTCACTATCTGCGCTCTCAATTTGGCTGCTAAATGTAAGAATCAATTTGAATCCGCCCATGTTGAGACATCGAATGTAAATGATGGGGTTGTACCTTCTACCACCCAGATTACTCTTAATCTGTCTGTAAATGCAGTGGTTAAGCGTACTACTTCTCTAGTCACTCCGGTAGCTGTGGTAAAGGTAGTAATTGTATTCCAGTTAGTGCCATCTACTGTGTCTTGTACTGCAACACTAAGTGAAGGTAAAGTGCCACTTGCGGCAGTTACGTTTAATTGTAAAACTAATAATCTAGCTGCAGCAAATCCAGTTACGGCAGTGCCTGCTGCTGTTGTTGTTCTGGCAGCTGAGGCTAATAACGATACCGTGCTTGCAGGTATATTGGCCTGTTGTATATCACTCATGCATTTTCTCCTTTAGCGCTGTTAATGTACTCAGCATCGCCACTTTCGTTTCCGTTGGGTGTTAGATCTTCCATTTCTTTTGCTTGCTCTAGGTCTATAAGTCCTAGAGTTAACATCTTCTCTATTGTCTCTAATCTTGCTTTATCATCTGTTCGTAAGAATGTCTCGCTAATGTTAAAGCGCACAGTATGGCCATTAGCAGTTATATCATTCATGCTCAGACGATCTTCAATAGCACAAATGTAAGGTTGTAGTGAATAAGCAACAAACTCTTTGCGGCCATCAATAATATTCTGGTAAGTCATGCTGTTATTCATATCAGCAGAAATGTAATAAGCCGGTACGTTCATAGCACGTGCGATCTGAGTAGCCAGATATTGTGATGCTTCGTTATACATCATATCTTTAGGGCTAAATCCGACAGTCTCGTAAGATAGTGTGCTAGTTAGGTATGCAGTAGATCTAGATTGACGTGCTTGCTTCCAAGCTGCTAATAATCCTTGTACTTGTGCTTCTGGCATATCTGCGCCAGTGTTTTTTAGGAATCCTGTTGCCATTGGTGTCTGTGCTGCTACAGCTGCAGCCTTTTCTAAATCTAATGCGCTTTGTATTGTGCGACCTGCAGTTTGTAATACACCTTGTGTTAATCCTTGGAATGTAACTAATGATCCAACGCCAACCATAGGAACTTTTTTGTTATCTACTGTGTAATATAAAACTTCTGTACCTAATGGATTTAATTGTGCAACTACTCGTGTGTTGTTAATCCATTCAAAACGTGCTGGTCTTAAATCATCTGCATACACTTCTGTAACGCGCCAATATGCAACGCCGTAGAATATAAGACTATCGACAGTCCACGAGATAGTGACGGATCGTGGCTGTCGAATATCTGGCTGCTCGCACCAGAGTGGCTTCGCTAATTCTTCGCCTGTAGATTTTCTATACAGCTCTAATGGTAAATATCCTATAACACCTTTAATTAAATTAGCGCATCTATT